GCGCTCGGCGAGATGGCGGCTCAGTGGCTGGCCTATCAAGCCGTGCAGATGTTGGTCGGCAAAACGACCCAAGCTACTGCTGCTAGCGCATTGACCTCGAACGCCATGGCATCGCAGCAAATGGCGGCCCTTAATGCCTATGCATCGACTGCGGCAATTCCCATTGTCGGCCCAGCAATGGCCCCCGCGGCATCTGCTGCTGCGCTGGCCGCAACGTCCCCAATGGTCGGCGCTGTTTCAAGCCTGGCGCTGGCCGGCATGGCGCACGACGGTATCGACAGCGTGCCTCGTGAGGGTACTTGGTTGCTTGACAAGGGGGAGCGCGTTGTTGACCAGCGCACCAACGCCGACCTGAAGGATTTCCTTTCAAGCGGTGGCGAGGGCGGTGGCGACATGACTGTCAACGTCAACCTTATCGAGGACTCAAGCAAGGCCGGCAAGGTGGAGAAGACTCAAAACAGCGATGGCTCGTGGAACGTGAACGCATTCGTCGCTGACATCTATAGCGACGGGCCTGCATCGCAAGCAATCGGACGGAAGTTCGGCATATCTGGGGTGGGTCGATGATTGAGTATCCAGTAGAGCTTCCGTTTCCGACCAGGGATGGCTTTGCGCTTGAGGCGGCAAACAAAATCCTTCGCACCGAGATGCAGAGCGGTCGCGCTAGGCAGCGGATAAGGTTCACCAGCGTCCCGTCATTCGTGTCGTTGCGCTGGATATTCACTACGCCTCAGGCCCAGCTGTTCGAAGGCTGGGCCGACGATGTTGTAGGAGCCGGCTGGTTCGCGCTGACGCTCAGGACTCCGATCGGCCTAACCGAGCACCAGGCGAGATTCCTCGAAAGCCCGCAAGGCCCGGCCCTGTTCGGGCTGGACCGCTGGTCCTACACGGCCCGCGTCGAGCTGCGCGACAAGCCAAAAATTGCTCCTGGCTGGGCGCTATATGCGCCGCAGTACATCCTTCTATCGAGCCTGTTTGATAAGGCTATGAACCAAGAATGGCCTGAGTCGAAATACCAGACCTTCATGGGCGCGTTCGATGAATCTGTAAACGAGGAATGGCCGCAATGACAGTGCTCAACCGCGTCTACGCCTCTGGCGGCGACACGATCATCAGCACGATTGAGCTGACGTGCGCCGCCTGGGCGGAACCGATCCTGCTGTGTCAGGGATTCGAGGATCAGTCAGTCATCGATGAGAACGGGCGGGCGTTGACGTTCCTCGCGTCGGGAATTGCGGTTTCGCTGCCGGCCAAGACGAACAGCGGCGCACAGAATCTCACGTTTGCGATCGACAACGTGACAGGGGAGGCGCAGCAGAAGATCGATACCGCGCTCGAAGCTGAGCAGACCGTTTCCCTGATCTTCCGCACCTACCTGGCCAGCGACCTGACCGCGCCTGCAGAGGCTCCGTACAGGATGAAAGTCCTCGGCGGGACTATCTCCGGCGCACAGGTACAGATCACGGCCGGCTACTTCGACCTGATCAACGTGGCCTGGCCGCGCGATCTCTACACCACCAACTTCGCCCCCGGCCTCAAGCACCTATGACCTGGGTCGACCACTACCTGCGCGCGACCTACGAAGACGGCGCCCGCGGGCCGGATCGGTACGACTGCTGGGGACTGGTGCGCGAGGTGCGGCACGTCATCTACGGCAAGCGCCTGCTGCCTTCATGGGGAGGCGTGCGCAACACGCAGCCGGCCGAGTTCACCCGGGCCTACCGAGCTGAAGCGGCACTGATGGAGGAGTGCGCGCCGGAGGTCGGGGCGATTGCCGCCTGCTTCCGTGGCTCGCTGTGCCTGCACGTCGCCGTCGTGGTTGACCTTGGCGAGGGGCTGCGTGTGCTGGAAATCCGCAACAACAAGACCAGCGCGCGGCTGCTGCGGCTGAACGACTTCGAGCGCGACTACGCGCGTGTCACCTACTACCGGGACCGAGCATGATCGAAATCTACCCGAGCAAGCTGCAGGGCGCTCCGCTGGAGACGCACCGCACTGCTTCTCCGATGACCGTCGAGGCGTGGTTGCGGGCAAACGTGCCGGCCTTTGAGCGCCGCGAATCGCCGCCGATCAGCGTCGAGATCAATGGCGCGCTGATCGATCCGGCCGAGTGGGATGCCGCAGAGTTCGCGCCGGATGACGCCGTGGCTATCCACATCGAGCCGAAGGGCGCTGAACTGGTCATCGCAGCCGTCACGCTGCAGGCGACGTTCAACTTCGTCACTGGCCTCTTCATGCCGAAGATGCCATCGCAGCCGAAGAACAACGCACGGACCGGCGACAAGCTGACGGAGGCCGCAGCTAAGGGCAACAAGGTCAAGCTGAACTCTCCGATCCGCGAGATTGCCGGCCGCCGCAAGGTTTACCCGGACTACCTACTGCCTCCGCGCCGCTACTTCAAAGCAGGCGACCCTAAATCGCAGTGGGTTGAAATGCTGCTGTGCATCGGCAAGGGCAAGTACCAGATCAATGCGAGCGAGATTCAGGTAGGCGACACGCCGATCATTTCCCTCGGCGCCGATGCGGAGTACGCCATCTACCAGCCAGGCGCGAGCGTGGCGGCAGAGAAGGCGGCCGAGTGGTGGCACTCATCGACTGAGGTCGGATCGACAAGCAGCGGTACGGCTGGCCTTGAGCTGCGAGCGACCTACACCGTCGATCCGGTTGTGACCGCATCGAGCTACATCCTCAGCGGCGATACGATCACGATTCCGTCCGGCGCAGGCTCCATCCCTGATGGATGGGCGGCCGGCATGATCGTTCGCATCGAAGCTGCTTACCCGTACACCGTGACGGACGGAGGGGCGGCGCGCGATATCATTGAGGGCGATTTTTCGCAGCTCGCTCCGTTCGTTGGCATGAACATCGAGATCATTGGCGACAACGAGGGGCTGTACAAGATCGAGACGTATACCCCGCCTGTCTCCCCTTCGACTACCGGCCAGATCACGCTCAGCTACGCCAATGGCGCAGCGGTGACGACCCTCAAGACTGGCTCAGTATCGATGGGCGTCGGCTATGCAGGCCTGCGATACCGGCTCAAGGCTGCGGGCACGAACTCGATTGCGGTCGAGCGCCTGACTTATGCCGGCGCTACCGACACTGGCTGGCCTGGATTCTTGCCGCTGACCAGTTCTTCGGTCTCCATCACACTGGATGCTAGTACGCAGGAGGGTGATTGGGCTGGGCCCTTTGCGGCTTGCCCTGAAGGTGAAACCACGCAGTCGATGCAAGTCGACTTCATGTTCCCGGGAGGCCTGATTCATATCGGCTCGAAGGGGCAGCTGATAGACCGGTCCGTAACGGTAGAAATGCAGTACCGAGACATGGCTACTGCCGGCGCATGGACTTCAGTGAAGAAGACTTACACCGCCAAGACATTGGATCAGCTGGGATTCACTGAAACCATCGAGCTAGGCTCGGTAATGCGGCCTGAAATGCGAGTCCGCCGCATCGGCGCTAAGGACACAAACCCGAACATTCAAGAAAACGTCCAGTGGTACGGCCTGCGCGCGAAACTTCCGGCGCCGACCAGCTACCAGGGAGCGACGACGATTGCCGTTCGGGTGCGCGGCGGGCATCGGCTGGCCTCCCAATCCGAGCAGCTGATCTCGGTCATCGCTACCCGCGTGCTGCCGATCCGCAATGGCGGGGCGTGGGACGTTGAGACGCCTACACGCGATATCGCGCCGTGGGCGGCCTACGTTGCGCGTTCGATTGGCTACACGGATGACGATATCGACTTCGAGGAACTGGATCGTCTTGGCGAGATTTGGTCCGCGCGCGGAGACTACTTCGATGCGTCGATTGAGAGTTCTGGCACCGTCAAGGAATGGCTAAACGACGCGCTGGCAGCCGGCTTTGCTGAGCTTACCCTTGATCGAGGCCTGATCAGGCCGGTGCGCGACGAGCCGCGGACAACCTTCGAGCACATGTACACGCCGCAGAACATGACCGAAGGGCTGTCTAGGCAGTTCAGCGCCGTCACTCCTGACGACTTCGACGGCGTTGATGTCGAGTACATCGACGGCATCACCTGGCAGAAGGAGACGGTCGAGTGCCGGATCGCGGGTGATGTTGGGCGCCGAGTCGAGAAGGTCACGCTTGAGGGCGTCACGGATCGCACCCGCGCGTGGCGGTATGGGATGCGGCGCCGGATGATGCAAAAATATCGGCGCTGGTCGTACTCGTTCAGTACAGAAATGGACGCGCTGAACAGTCGCTATCTCAGCTACGTTCCGCTGCAGGACGACGTGCCCGGCTACGGCCAGAGCGCGCTGATGCTGAGCTACGACAACGGCATCATCGAGTCGTCCGAGCCGTTCGACTGGTCGGCTGGCGGCGCGCATGTGGTCGGGATTCGCCGGCCAGATGGCACGATGGCGGGGCCATACACGGCGACACGCATCGACGATTATCGCCTCTCCATCACTGGGCTCGACTTCGAGCCAGACACCAGTTGGTCGACCGAGCCACCACACCTTCTGTTCGGCCCGCTGAACCGATGGAGCTACCCGGTGCTGATTACCAGCATCAGCCCGCAAGGCACAACCGGCGCCTCGGTAGACGCAGTCAACTACGACGTTCGTGTCTACCAATATGACGACTCACCAGCCCCCGCTGACGCTTAACCGATAGCCAACACCACATACCGGACACGGCCCTAACGGACGCCGTGCGGATTTGCACGCCTGGAGTAAACACATGACTTTCAACACCGGCAACAACGTCCCGTCGACCGATCCGCGCGACCTTTACGACAACGCCGAGAACCTGGACAAGCTGGTCAACGGCGCCGATCCGTTCTATGCCGACCGCAAGGGCAAGCTGCGCGAGTCGTGGGCCGGCATGGAGAACAGCTTTACCAATGCGCAGGAAGGCCGCGAAACCGCCTTCACACTGAGTCAGGCTGACAAGGAAAGCCGATTCCAGGCGTTTCTGGTGTCGTCTGGATATGTCAGCAAGGGTAACTATGCGGCAAGCGTCGTGCTGTCTGAGCGGAACGAGTACGTTGCTGTTGATGCGGCCACTACCGGCACATCCCCCGGCCTGTATCGTCCGAACGCATCGGCAACACTGCCTCTGACATTGACTGGCACCTGGGCGACCGACTCGGCCAATCTCGTGCTGCTTGGGGATGACGTGCTGCGGCAGGAGTTGGCTAAAGGCGACGGCTCGTTGATTGGCCTCGGCGATGGTAAGAACCTGGCAGATATCGGTGGGCCTAGCGGTTCTTCAATGATCAGCTTCACTCAGC